CAGGTGTTAGCAGCCCCTACAAGGGCTTTATAGGCTGTTATAGCGGGATATGTACCACCATTGGCAAGACGATTCATTTCGCTTGTTAGCGTGCTTCCTGCTATTCCTGTTGCCATTACTTACCCTTCTTCTTACTCATCCGTGCTACAGCAGCGTTGTCCACAAGGTTGGGATACTTCCGTCCCGCAGCCTTTGCACGAGCCTTGGCAGCAGCCTTCTGTGCAGGAGTCAGTTTTGTAGATGTACCCTTTGGATTCTTCTTGTCCCAAAATGCTTTACCTTTCACCATTTCACCTTATCTGCCTAATATGATGCAGACATTTTTCCTTTCGCAATGTTCTTGGCGTGACGAGCCTTAAATGATTTTTGTCTTGCACTAGGTTGTCTATCACCAGTTACGCCTTGCTGTCCAAATCGTATAGTTTTAACTTGGCTACCTTCTTTGGCTACAACAACATGTGATTTGGTTGGATGACTTGGTGTGCGCTTTGGTTTATTAAAACCAGATACACCTGCTCTAGCGAGTCTTGAGTCCTTCTTGCTTGCCATATTCCCCATGCTTTCCTAATACTGCTTTGATTGTTCCATCTTTACGCAGTATTACTACCATGCCATTTTTAATTTGAAACTTGTTAAAACCGTGATGGACTTTTCTTTGTCCCGATGACATTACTTCTTTTTCTTTTTAGCCATCTTTGCTTCGCTCATGGCGATTGCTACGGCTTGCTTACGGGACTTAACAACTGGTCCACCCTTGCCTGAGTGCAAGGTTCCACGCTTGTATTCGCCCATTACCTTTTTAACTTTTTTAGCAGCAGTTGCTTTTTTCATTACATGCCATCCTCTTCGTCATCATCCATATCTTTGTATGACATGCCCATTGGCACTTCACCGATTCTTTGGATTGGCTTGTTGTACATTGCTACATTTGGTGCCTTTGGTGTTTCAGTAGGTGTTCTTCCACCAACTCCATAAGGCGTTACTGTTCCAAAACAGTTACACTCAATACCCTGTTGCTAGTGCACCGAGGGCTAAGTTGCCACCACTACCAACAGCATATAAACCACGGTCATCTCTTGACCACAGGTAATCATGGTCTACTTCATAGATGGTTCCGTTTAAACATATCAAAGCATCAAAGCCTGCATCTTTATCATCTTTGCTGGCACCGTGGTAGCCATTGTCTGACATTACTTCTCTTAAGGAAGGCAGTACTTTGTTCTGCATAAAATCATCTATATGCATTGACTTAACTAACTTTGGTGGAGTCCACATAAAGTTTGCTATATTGCCAGCGATAGCATCTCCAGCAAAAGCAAATATGTAGTCGCCTTTTCTAACAACCTTGTCTTGTCCCTTGGCATAATAAGGTTTATCATCGTAGGTTGTCATAGAATCTGCAGCGATTAGCGCCCAGTCTTTGCCCTGTATACCTACAATGGCTGTCATTATTACCCCTTAAAACTCCTCGTACTTGCATCAAATGCTTTACCAGCCTGCTCGGAAATATGAACAGCCTCGTTAATTTTTTTCATTGAGGTTCCAGCAGGTTGAATACCTTGCGCTCTAGCGCTTCTATATGCCTCAAGTTCTCTATCCCATTTGCGAGTTGATACTTTTAAATTAGAGTTAGCATCGCCAGCGTTCATTTGCAAACCCATAGCCTTGCAACCAAAACATGTATCTACTGGCTCTGGATGATATTCCCAATGTTTCATGCTGTTGTTATGTATGCTCCGTAGCCTTGTGCTACTAAAGCATCCCTCGTTTCTTGGTTAATAAGATTAATTGTTCCACCCATGTAAAACTCTTCAGCATTTAATATCTGAGTTTGACTTGGATACCTATAGGAAGAGTATACACCGTTTAAACGCAACACAGTAATACCACGGGGAAGTTTGTAACGGTCAAACAATGGCGGTCCACCTGCTGGTGTTTCCTCTATTGTTGGTGTTGTGAAGTAATAGTTTGTCATAGTCCTCCTAATGGACTTACCGTAAGGCTAAAGTTTTTTCGTTTCTTTAGCCCTACAGTCAATCAACTAGAGAGCAGCGATTGAAGAACCAGTTTCAATGCGATATAGAGCCTCTTCGCGGTAGCGGTTCCATCCAAGGACACCGTACCAACCGATTGGGCGGAAACGCATCAACTTATCTGTGATAGGTCCGATAACCACATTTGGCTCTTGAGCAACTGCCTCAGCCAATGCTTGCTTACCGCAAACAAGTGTGCTGAATACGCGAGTTACTGGAGTTACTGTGATTGTTGTACCTGTTGTTACAGCACCAGCGTTAGCAACATCTACTGTGAAAGTAGTTGTTGAACCTGATGTTGAGATTGCTGTAATCTTGGCGCTTGTGCCAACATTTGTTCCAGAAATCTTGTCGCCAACTTCAGCGCGTGAAGCAATAACTGAAGAAGAAGCAACACCAAATGTAAATGCTGCTGATACGCCAGCAACAGTTACCGTTGTAGTTGCAAGAGCAGTCTGGTCTGCACCTGACTTAGCAGAGTACATACGAGGGTTTTCAATGAAGAAAGCACCTTCGTAAGTTCCGATAGAACCTGCGTACAGGTTGCCAAGGGATGCATCTGTGTGTGCGTGAGTATCACGCCAGCCGACAGAACCTGATTCTGCACGAAGGTCATGTGATACTTCTGGGTGAATACCTACCCAGTATAGGCTTCCTGCACGAGGAACAGCCTTGTTTGAACGCAACTTAGCAACAACCTTACGGATTGATGCTGAGTCAATGTCATCTGAAGCAGTGATTGTTGCTGTGCTTGTGCGTGTTCCACCGTAAACAACATTTGTTCCTTGGCGTAGTGTGTTTTGCGCTACGATGTCAAGTGAGTCAGCCATGTTGTAAGCGATGATGTCTGCAACTGCAGGGTCAACATCTGATAGTGAGAACAACTGTAGTTTGCGTGTTACGAGTGAAGCGTTACCGTATTCGTTAAGAGTAACTGAAACAGTATCAACATCACTTAGTGCAACTGCATCTGGGTCAGTTGTTTCTGCGAGTGTAGAAGTAGCAGCAGCCAAATCGTTGTAGAGTGAGAATACAACGGATGACCCTGGCATAGCCTGTTGTACAGGCTTCTTATCGGCTACAGCACGAATCATTGGCTGTGCACGAAGAGCAAATTCCACATAGCGGTCATAAGCGGTCTTTACTAGACCACCCAGAGCCGATACATCGGTATATGCATTAGGCATTAGGGTTCACCTCCTGGTGAATTGGTTGATATTAAATGGATTAATTTAAACCAAGGAGTATGTCTAAGTCCTCTTTAGATTTAGCGGAAGCAATCTTTGCAAAAGCATCTTCGTCAATATCTGGCGATGTGCCAGTTGCGACCATGTTATTGATTCTTGCTTGCGCTTGAATTTCGGGACTTTTTTCTGCAGGCTTTTCTTCTGTTTGGGTTTGGATTCCAAAGACATCGCCGTATTCATTAACCCAGTTATTAATAGCCTCTTCAGAGGTATCAATATCTTGTGGTATAAATGCAGCATTCTTTGGGTTTAATCCCTTAGCCTGTAATACAGCCTTGTCAGTACGCTGACGAGTCTGAGTCTTAAGACCTGCCAACTCCTGTTCTAGTTCTTTTGCACGCTTTTCAAGTGTGCGGTTGACTTTGCGGAGTTGACCAACAACATCAGTTGTTGTGTCGTTATCTTCATCGTCATCGTAGTAATTGGTAGCCATCTACCTTCTCCCTTTTCTATTAGTTGTATTCGCAATCCTCGTATAAGTTCGGGGAAACTATTACGGCTATTGCTACCAGACTTTTACGCCCCCCTGGGCTGGTTGGTCAGGGTGGGGATTCTTATATGCTTACTTGAGATGCAAGACTTGAACCAGTTACTCCACCACGGGAGCGGAAGCGGGAAACTTCACGCTGCGCTCTTTGTTGTGAAGCAAGTAAAGCCTCTGTGCTTCCTTCAAGGACTGCATCAAGTGCTTCTTGTTCGTTATATGTCATGCCTTCAATTTGGCTTAAGCGTTGTTGTTCTTTACGCAGTAAGCCTGCTTGCTCAATCTTTGTTTTCATTTGAGCCTCAGTCAATTTTGCATAAGGTTCTGTAGCAACAATGTTCTCTGCAGAAGCAGCACTGATGCCAGGCATATTAAATCCAGCAGCACGACCTAGACCTACAAAGGTTGCAGCCTTAGCCTGCTTTTGAATTAATGATAAAGCCTTGTCTGCATCAAGAACATAGGCTGTTAAATCACCTTCACCTACAGCATAGAAATCTAATAGTTGTTGCTTAACTTCTGGATTAAGACTACGAGCCAAATCTTGACCTACCTGTAGACGGTCTTGATATTCCTTGGCTGACACTTGCCTTCCAATTAAGTTACCAAAATCTTCTGGTCCATCATAGAAACCTTGTGGCAAATCAAAGAATCTAGCAGTCTTCGCTAATAGTGCGACCTGCTTTACGCAAAGGCTCCATACCAGGAAAACGAGTCTTGTATGCAGGTTGGTCATAAAGACCTAGCAGAATCATTTCTTCTGAAGTGTCTTTCATAATTTCTGCATCAATATAAGAAGCAAGTCCTTGCAAGTTGTAACTTGCCAACATAGCAGTTAACTTATCTTTAGCCTTAGTACGAGTAGCAATAATTGCTGCATCTTTTTCTGCTGCTGCTTGTTTTGTTAAAGCATCATATTTAGCCTGTTGGGTAGCAAGTGCATCTGTTACAGCCTTTTGAACATCGGCTTGGGTAACTAACCCACCACCAGCACTTGGAGTTCCAGCAGGTCCACCAGTCGCGGTTAAGGGTGTAGCACCACCGCCTGTGGCACCACCAATTCCAAATTGTCCGTACTGGGAAGATATTCTTCTAGTAGCCTCATCTCTTGGAACGCCTTGAGATACAAGTTCTTCAATTTGTTTTGTTTGTAAAATTCTAGCCATAGATGGTGTGTCAATAGTTCCATCT